TGCAACTTCTTTTTCTTCCTTTTCGGAAATCGAACGGCCACCGGGACCAGCTGCATTTGCCAACTGCATTGCTTCGCGTTTTTCTTCGCGGGCGATTTCCAAATTCAGCGCTTCTATTTTCGCTGATGTAGTGTCGAACAAACCTTTTTGCTCAACTGTCAATTCAGCCGCATCGACGAGTGGTAAGATCTCCGCCTCCAGGGCTGCCCGATTTTGTTTTAACAAATCTGACTTTTTCATAATTAAAAAATATTTATTGATTATTGAATACCCGATGCGGGCTTAAATTTTAGTTTTATAATATTTCTGAACCCTGAGCAACTGATCAGCCTGAGCCGTCACTTTAGTTTTATAGGTTTCGATTTCAGTAAGCAACCGGCGGACTTCATCAGGATCGGTAGAACGGATCTCAACATCTTTACCATCGAGCAGGTCGAGCACATCACAAACCCTCATTTCTTCAATCTGCGAAAGCCTGAATTTACTATCGAGTGCACGGCGTACGTATGCCAGGGCACCGGCGGTCTGGTCACGCATTGATCGTACCTGTGCATTTCGGTTTGATGGGATATTCACGATCGAATATTCAATCAATTCCCGACTACCGAAATAATAAGTTTCGTTTGGTTGTCCCATTCCTTCTTCACCATCGCCGTAGCAACCTGGTTCAAGTTCCATGAATCCAACAGATGTACTGCGAAGCGATCCAAACAGCACTTTGCGGAAAACCTTTTCTGCCTTTTCATTAATTTCAGCAGGTTCGAAAGTGGTGACACCAATGAGAATATTTTCTTCAATTGATGCGATCCCTTTTCCAATTACAAAATCAGGGTCCGGTTCTTCGCACATACCACCACCCATGATATTATGCATATATCCAACGAGCGGATTTTGAGCATAAGCCTTCAGATCCCAACCTTCGGGATTTAAAACCGTTCGGTGTCTGTCTTTTGAAGCATCCGACAGACAGAAAGTGATAGTTCTTGATTCTTCTACATTTTTCGGAATTTCCCGAACCTGACCAGATGTAAATAATTTATTTTTCATTATGCTTTTGTATTTTGATCGGTTGGTTTACCTGTAATATTTTGCGGAATTCTGATCTTATCACCATCGGTCAACGGTGCACGATTTTCAACTGCACGACCTTCATTGGGGGTAAGAATCCCACCATTCACCATCGCATTTATGTAAGTGCTACGGGCGGCCATATCACCACGTGCGAGGCCGTCCATGTCGAACTTCACATCAACTTTATTGCGTTGTGCAGGTGAATACATTTTGAACTCCCATTCCTTTTCCTGACGTGTGATTAATCCGCGAAGGGAATATTTAATGAACTGAAGATCCTGATGTTCGATGTTTGAAAATGTTGCTTTGCTCAAATCGTGAAGCAAGTGTGCAGGGATGTTGAACCAGCGCGAACAATCAGTAATCTGGAATTGACGGGTTGCAATAAACTGAGCATCTTCCATGCTCATCGTGAGTTGTTTGTAACTCATGCCCGGTTGTAGAATTGGGGTACCGTGATTTGAATTTAATCCGGAATGTTCCTGATCATACTTTTCACGCCATGCAGCAAATTCAGAATAAGATTTAAAAGCTGCTGTTGTCTCAATTACAGCTTTGTTATTTCCTCCTTTTGTGAAAAATTCGGCGCCATAAAGTTCTGCACTCAAAGCGAGGCCAATGTTATCTTTCGCCACCTGAATCGGAGAGCGGCCAACGATGCCGTCACGCGAAAAAATCTTATAATGAAGGACATCATCGGCGAAGAAAGTGCCGTGGATGTTGTAAAGCATATCGTTAATGGTATATGTCAAAACGCCGTTATTCATCATCACATTGACGCCGTTCCAATCGACAGGGATCAACCGAACAGGAAAACCGCGCCGGTCGCGATAAATTACTGCGACTGCATTACCCCTGAGCTGAAGCGAAGCGTTCATAAGCTCATGGAAGTCGAAGCCCGTCATAAATTCGTTGGGTGATTCGAGAACCAGGGCAACCGGATCGTTGAACAGCGTAGTAAAGGAACCGTCGTTGTTTTGTGTGCGAATGCTTTTTGGAAGCGAAGCCGGTATTTCGGAAAGTATTCTGATCGCACACCAAACGGCTGAGAACCGTAAAGCTGTTTCTGAAGTGACCATCAAACCAGAACCAGATATTCCACTGATAGCGGAGAAACGTTCGGCAATCACATCTTCCACGAGGCCGCGAAATTGGGGTTGCTTTTTGCTGCTAAAACCTATTTTACTCAAAAAGGACATATCAGATCATTTGTTTCGAATCAAATTTCTGATATATCCTTCTTTAATCGGGTAAACAAAGTTTACTTTCTTACCTAAAAGTTATAAACATATTAATAGACTAAAATACAAAGCATTACTAAGTTATGATAATTTTAAAACTTATAATAGAAAAATTAACAGTGTGTTAAAAGGGGCGATTTGGGCGCGCGTTAATAGCTTATTTGGTCATTCCAGCAAATAATCTGACCATCGAATTCTTTGGGAAATTGAAACCAGTCGAAAAAATCACAAAGCCTGAGTCCGTCATTTTTTGCAACCCGATTTAGATCTAATGTTGCATAAAGCCGGTCATCAATTAAAACCTGATTATTTTTGATTTTGAAATCAAAAACTTTTTTTATTTCGATGGCAGGTGCAAACTGGTAAGTTTTACTTCGATAAGGTTTACCTGTCCACACTTTCGGGGCGAACCATTCACCGGCCTTGAAACGATGGCCTTTGCGGACCGTGTGCCCTTTCGGAAATACAGATTCAACTTTTGAAGCGTCCCACAATTCGCGATCGAATTGATCCAGGTAAAAAAACGAAAGGGAGATTAGCAATGTTTTTTCTGCCGGATCTTCGCAACTATCTATCAGGTACCGCCAAATTTTTTCGATAAAGTTAGTTGGTTGCCCGGCACATGGATGAGACTTCTGGAAAAATGGAGAAAATTTGATATCTTTCATAGTTTAGTTTTCAAATAGATTATAATCACTTGCTACACAACATTCATATTCCTTTAGGCTTTCACGTGATACACCCCAACACTTCAGAATAGAATCTTTGAAATATACCTTCGAGTTGTTTTCTGTCGCTCTCACCATCACGTTTGCGACAAATAAAACTGCATAGTCCTTGTCTTGTTTTTTACCACTCTCAAGGCCAATTTTGTATAAGTCGCAAATTCCATGAGTGGCCGCAATCATTCTAAAACTGCTTTGAAAATCAATAATTGGTTCGATACTGGCGAATGTTTTGAAACCGGCATCATGTAATTTTTTCATTGCTTCAATTCGTTCAGCGTTAGAGCTGGCATTAGGTTCAAGTTCATCGTGACCGGTTAGGGTGAAGCCGAAAGCGATTTTAGATAGATCATAATCAGTACATTGTAATTCATAAGAAAATTGACCGATAAAGTTTGTTTTCTTTGTTAATATCTTGACAGGAACATCATTATAAAGACATTCATTTATTGCAAGCATGGTCAATTCTTTTGTTCTGTAAAGCAGCGGATCGGTAGTGAAACTAAAAAACAGTCCACATTCCTGAAGTTGAGATAAATTTTGTTCAAGTTCTTTTCTGAAGATCTCCATAGCGTTATCTTCATCTGTAAAGCATTTTTTTAGAGTTGGCTTATTGCCTCCCAGAATCTTAGCACCAATGCCCTTTTTCAGATAACAATAGGTGCATTCGTTTGAACATCCCACATAAAAATTACACGCCCACTGACTATATTCAGCGGCTTTGCCCGATGGCTGGTAAATTGCTTTTCCTTTAAATTGTGTCATAGGTAATTGATTTATAAATGATTAAATAATTTAATTGAATTGTTGTAATAATATTTTGATGGAATTGTGTTAAACAGCAACTGATTGGATCAAACTGATATTTCTTTTAACCAGGCCAATTATCTGATCATGATATTCAGTGCTTTTATTTAGTAATCCGCGAGACTGAACAACATCCATTTTCTTTAGGGATACTTCAATTGTTTCAAGTCGTTTACCGGACTTTCTTGCTGATAGGATCAACGAATCTTTTTTACTGTAATATTCGTTCGAATACACGCAATGATGCAGCTCATCACCTTCTTTAAGAAACTCATTTACACTGTCCAAAACCATCACATCAATAATACCATCCGTAAAGCGAATATCTAAATACATGCCTTTCTCTTTCCTGAACTTTTTCTCTGCTTTGGCAATTTCTTTTTTCTGTTCTTCAAGTTTTTCGCGTTGCCGGATTATCCTCTTTTTCTCAATCAAATGTTGATGGTCTGACTGAAGATTTACCGGACATACAAACTTTGCATTGCGAAGATCCTTTCCAAAATATTTTAGTAGATCGATATGATCACACCACATACTTGCATCCTTGATAATATATCCATTTCTGATACAGATTTTTACCGATGGCCAATACTTTTCAAACGTCAAAGAATTGTAACGTTTAAGTATATCGACTTGACCAGTTTTTAAAAGCGTTTCAGCGATCTTGTCACGAAGTATTAACGCGAATAAACCGTGGGG